CGGCGAGGGACCGAGGACCGGGACCGCCAACGAACGTGCGGGTCGCCAACACCAGATTCGGATCAAAGTCGCCGTACATGCGGACCGTGACACTCGTCGTCAACTCACCCTTCACCGTCATCTCCAACCTGCGCACCCTGGCCTTGATCCCGGCTCCACCGATCAGCATCCAGCCTGTGCGGAACTTGCCGTTGATGAGATCAAACGACGGAGGGATGATGTGAGACGACTCGTCAGCAATGTAGAGACCATCAGCCCCCGGCAGGCCAACGAACTGCAACTCCATGTACTCATCATTGCCCGAGAAGCCCGTGTCGTGCTCCATCCACCCACCCGTGTCGCCAGCAAGCGAGAACGTGCGATGACCGCCCGCAGCCCACGGCACCGACAAGTGAATCCGGTCGTTCGTCACATACATCGAAGCCCGGAACGACTCGTGATAGTCGAGGCCGGCAAGGAGATAGTCGTTGATCGACTGAGAGACCAGTTCGAAACCGGCACCGTCGAACGCCCACACGCCCGTGTCACGATCGAAGAAGTAGAGCCGGCTGCGCAGTTGCGCATGACCCCGAGGAGAGACACAGCCACGGTGACTGTCGATCTCGTAGAGGGCAAACGACGTCGGGGTACGACCCGAGAGTTTCCACACGGCGTTGTCCTTGAACAGAACCAGATCGTCACCGAAGACCGTCGAAGCGTTGATCTCATATCCGTCATCTGGATTGACTTCGAGATAGTCGTCGGTGCCGAACGCCTCCGGGTCAAGAAGCTCAGAGAAATAGACGCCAGCCGGACGAGCTATGTCGTTGATAGCGAACAGACGACCGTGCCGGTAGTGAAGATGCTTCGCCTTCGGGATCGTCGCCACGTCGCTCCAACCGTTGTAGAACGACTGGACGTTCGTCACGTTCTTCGACGAAATGTAGAGCTTGTTCTTCGCCCCGGCGAAACCGACACCGAACGATTGGAGATCGGTGCCGACCGGAACGACACTCCCGACCTCGTAGTTGATGTTCGCCCACTGGTCATGCCAGCCCTGACCGTTCGCATCGACGACGATGACGTAATCAATGCCGTCGTCACGACGCCAACCGTGAATGAACTCGACCTGACTCGTGATGTTGTTGTCACGGCGAGAGAAACCAGTAGTTAACTGAACCTCACCTCGAGGACCGAGACGCATGTTGAGTGCAGCGGCAAGCTCGGTCGGCTGCAACCTCGACGAATCGGCGTGCAGGTTCAACCCCTTCGGGAACCCCGCCAACACCGCTTGCTGATACTGGGAGACGGAAGGCATCAGCCGGTCGCCCCTCCCAGAACGGCATCGCCCAGCCACGGCATATTCGACGGGCCGAGACCTCGACCCGACTGGCCGTAAATCTTCGGCGGGTCCTGCATAGCGTTGTTGTAGAACAGGCCCATCCGGTTCAGACGCATCTCGAACCGGGTGCGATAATCGTCGGACTTCTCGAAGTCTTCCTCCTGCTCCCAGATGCGATGCAACGCCCAATCGACAATCGCCGTGTGGAACGCAGTGTCGAAGACGGGGGCCGTCTCGCTGTCCCACACAGGATGCTCGTAGAAGTAGACCTCGAGCGTCTCAACGACGGCAGGGATCGGCCAGATGAACAGGGTCTGGTTCGTGAACGTGAAAATACGAGGCCTCGACGTCGACTCGATCTGATGCTGTCGGCGGGCCCACTCGGACTGCGCAACCGACTCCAACTCGTAACGGTCCTCGACGTTGACGACCGCAATGACCCGCTTCACCTTCGCATCGAGGGCGTACTCGGTGATGTCGGCAACGAGAGGCACCGACTCGGGGGCCAAGGCGTAACACCACGGCCATGTTCGGTTCGACACGATCTCCGCATATCCCTCGTTGAGATAGGCGTCGAGAGTCGGATCGTCGACGGAATGAATCTCGACCTGGGCGATCGCCCGGGTCAACGTGACCATCTCGCTACGAAGCATCTTCGGTTCCTTCCTGATAGAACCGCATATGCCCCATGCAACGGGCAATGTCCTGCTGATAGGGCGTACCCAGTTTGGCGCCACACACCGAACCGTTCTTCTTGATCGCCTCACAGGTGGGAGGAGCGATGTAGGGGGGGGAGTCCTGAACTTGGCGAATGGCCTGGCCGCCCGAGCGGTGAGCCGGGGTGCGGGGAATGGCCCTAGCCGTTGCCAGGTCCGTTCTCGAACCGGAAGCGGATACTGGTACTGCCGTCATCGTTCCCTCCTTCGGGATGAACTCTCGGGGAGCATCGTACTCCCCGAGAGTCGCATCGGTCGGCTGGTCAGGTGACGTCGTACAACACGCCCTGGCGGGACACGTTGCTGGTCGTCAGGTTGCCGTAGCACAAGAGGCTCTTGTAGTAGGCGTCCTGATTCGTCGGGGCCTGCATCTCGGTCGGCTTGAACCAGACCGCAGCGAGTTTCTTCAGGTGGATGTAGTCGAGGTTGAGGAACCAGATCGGATCCTCAGCCGTTGCGACTGCAGCCGCCGTGAACGCTTCCGCTGCGTAGGCATCGAACGTGAACGGAGCGCCCTTGAACAGCAGGTTCTGGAACCCACCATCGGCCATCTCCATGTCCGTGTACCGAGCCTGATCGATCAGCTCGCCCTCGTAGACCTCATAGGCCTCCTGGGTGCCGAGGAGCAGGTTCGGATGCTCGTTGCCTTCCGACGCCGAGTTGTAGACATTCCGCATCGCTGCAAGAAGTCCAGTCGCACCGGCGCTGGCATGGTCCTTGACCACTGCATCCCAGTAGTCGTTGAGCGGAGTGATCGAACGGTCGATGCCGCCCAGATTGCCCCACGTCGGGTTGATGTTGGACACGATGGCACCGAGGCCGTCGAAGTCCTTCGCACCGTTACCCGACCCGTCCGAGAAGAGCTGCTTCTCGATGATCTCCGACATGGACAGCTGAAGCTGCTTGCCTCTGGACTCCAAGAGTCCGAGGATCGCCTCTTCGCCGCTGTTCATGGCGATCTCGATGCCCGAGATGTGGAGCAGTCCATAGAACTGACGCCACGGGAACTCGGCTGCCGAGATGCCGTCGTTGGGATCGGTGGCGAACACGTCGTAGTCGGCATACGAGCCGACGTTCGGTGATTCACCGTAGATGAGGGGCTGAACGATCGACGTTCCGCCCGGTTCGTCCTGAACTGATCCGGCCCTATCAAGGGACCAGAGGAACGGCTTCGAGGTGAAGATCTGCTCGACGAGTGTTGGAATCCAACGCTCGATCGTTGTTGCGATCAACCCTGTCGTACCGAAGTCCGGATTGGACATTGTTGTCTCCTATCGAGAGTGTTACTGCTGTGCGGCAGCCACCTTCGACATCTCCCACGCATCACGCATGTCTTTCGGCTTGCGATTCACATCGACCTCATCGGTCGCACCCGAAGGTGACGTACCAGGTCGAGACGTAGTTGCTTGTCGGGTGACGCCTGCCCTCGACTGTTGCTGCTGAACATGGACGAGTCGCTTCGCAAGGAGACCTTCAAGATCGGATGCTCCGGTCCTGTAAGCCTCGTTCACCAAGTCTCTGCGCAGTTCAGGTGGCAGTGGGATCTCGAACACCGTTTCGAGCCGGTCGAACTCGTCGTCGATCTGATTCTCGGCGTCACGCATCGCTGCGGACTTGACCCGAGGATCGTCTTCGATTCTGCTCTTGACCAGTTCCTCGACCTGGGCGTCGATCTCCTCCACTGTCGGAATCTTCGCAGACGGGACTTCCCGTACAGGCGAATCACCTTCACCGATGAGCCCTGCTTGGACAGCGAGAGAGCGGGAGAATCCGGCAGGATCGTCGGAGAAGGCTTTGAAGAAATCTTCGGCCCTCTCCGTGTACTTCCGCTGCTCTGCGAGGGCCTGCGTCTTCCGGGTGTAATCCGCTTGGCGGAGATACCCGTCAGACAACTCATTCACGGTCACAGTCTGTGGGCCTTCTGGTGTGTTGACTTCGACGCCGAGGTTCCAGAACTCATCGGAGCCAGGGACGATCCCCGGCTCCGAACTGTCCTGAGTGTCCCCAGTATCCGACATGAGGCTCTTAGAGAGGTCATGTGCTGCGTCATCGAAGGTCGCACCTTCGGTTCCAGCAGGTTGCTCTGACGGGTCCGCAGAGGCCGGTTCAGTCGTCTCGGTTGCTTGTGCTTCGACTGGCGGCTGACCAGCGTCTACAGCGGTCGGGGTAGCCTCCCCGCCCTCGGCAACTGCGACGGCGAATGCCTCTTTGAGACTCAACGTCTCGAGTCCTTCGGTCACGTTTGGGTCCTTCCAGAGAGGAACATTCGTCCCCTCTGGAAACGAACACTACCTCAAATACCGACGAGCGGATACTGCTCGGGATCGAGACTGCCCGAGTTCTCGGGTCCAACGGCCTCCAAAGGTGGACCCGGCGCCGCCCCACCACCGCCACCGGCCCCCATGCCTTCGAGGAGGCTCAGCATCTC